GGTGTCTGGCTCACCACCTGGATGATGGAGCGAATCAAGATCCAGAACCACGCACGGCGGTTCATCGAGGAGGAAGTCGATGACACCGTCGCACGACTCGCCGAAACCCTCGGAAAACAGCCCAGCAAGAACAACCGGAATTCCGAACACCCGGCCGGCGATCCCCCGCCCACGCCAGGAGAACTGGAAGGAGAAAAGCTGTGGCAGAAGCTGTCGAAACTGACGCGGCGGTAACCGAACTCCAGCGACAACTCGCCAAGGAGAAGACCGAACACGCCGATACCCACAACGCGCTGTGCCGACTCATGCTCAGGATCGAGGAACTCGACCAGGGCGAGGTCCTGAACATCGCCGACGTCGTCGATCCCGACATGAGAACCTGGTGGAAGAACAGGCTGCGACGGGCCAAGCTCGACGCCGATGCCGGCGACGAGAAGCAGCGCGTCAGCAAGATGCGACGTGACACCCTCCAGTCACTCACCGCCGAGCAGCGCCGAGCACTCGGACTCCCCGATCCCATGGGGGCCGGAAGATACAACTGGGAGGCCAGGGTGGCCCTGCCGAAAACATGATCCTCCCGGAAGACCTGGAACTCGTCGAGCCCGATGACGCCGAACTCCTCGACAACCTCGACTGGTACCAGAAAACGCTAAAGGTCAGGAACGACCGTGGTACCGTCGTGCCCTTCCAGCTCCTCCCGGCACAGGTCCGCCTCGAAAGGATCAAGGTCTCCCTGCGCCGGAAGAACCTGCCCGTCTATGTCGCCAACCTCAAATCCCGACGGGTCGGAGCCTCCACCTGGACCGCCGCCGCCTTCTACAAGGACGCCCACGACTTCCCGGGCCGACAGACCATCATGATCGCGCATGACGACAAGTCGACGAAGAACATGCTCGCCATGGTCCGATTCTTCTTCCGATCCCACCACGGGAAGGACGTCCGTGCAGCCAGGGACGCCTCCGACAAGCTCGTCCTGCCGGGACTGGAATCGGAGTTCTCCATCTATACCGCCGGGTCCCGCGAGCGCGCCGCAAGATCCTTCGCCGCACAGTCGCTCCTCCTCTCCGAGATCGACTACTACGAGGTCGAGGACGTCTACACCGCGGCCATGCAGGTGCTGCCCGACGCCTACCCGGCATTCGTCGTCGTCGAGTCGACGTCGCGCGGCCCAGGCGGACAGATGGAACAGATGTGGCGCCGCGTGGAAGAGGAAACCACCGATTTCGTGGGCAACTTCACGGGATGGTTCGATCGACCCGAAAACGTGAGGAAGCCAACCTGGACGGACCTGTACCGATACGCCCCGACGGTGTGGCGAGAGAACAACAGACCGCGCGTCAAGGCGATCATGGAGGTGATCGAAGATGTCCTGGGGTCGAGGAAGAACGAACGAGACTTCGATGGAAGCGGCAGCGAGACAGGAGAAGGGCCAGGCAAGACGGATGCGCCTCGAAGCGGAGAACAGACTGGCGAGACAGGCGGAGCGCAAGCAGCGACTCCAGACGATCCAGCAACTCCAGACGAAGTGGGAGGAGCGGGGGATTTTCCAGGGAGACGTGTTCCCCGTGGTGTTCAGCGTTCCCGGCCGGAATGGAACGGCCCGTATGGGATACGTGGTCTGCCGGATGGAGCCTCTACCGGGAGGATCCGAAGCACTGTTGAGGCTCGTCGAAAGCGACGCCAGCGGAAGTCCAGTCGTAAGCGAAGAAGCGGAAGCGTCGGCCTGCGCAGGACTACTCGGGACTACCAACGACTGATCGCCGATCCCGAAACGTTCCTCATGGAGAACTTCAAGGACTCCATGACCGACTACGAGATAGACATCACGATCGAGAACCACCTGGAAGAGAAACAGCTGAACTGGCTGCGCTGGTGCCAGTTCGACAAGTGCGGCGATTCCGAAATGCGCCGGAAACGAGAACATCCATCGCGCCCCGAGGAGGCCTTCGAGTTCTCCGACGAAGCGATCCTCAACCCGCACGTCATCAGCGAATGGATCCGGGACGCCAGGAAGAACCCCGGACAGAAGCTGCGCTTCAAGTTCACCGAACACAAGGACGGCCGCGTCTCCGTAAAACCCGTCCTGGACGCCGCCGGAAAGACCACCATGTGGGAAGAACCCCAGGAAGGCGTCGAGTACGTCATGGGCGTGGACCCGGCGTCCGGGACCGAGCGGGGCGACAACCAGGTTGCCTGCGTGCTCCGGAAGGATACCGGAAACCAGGTCGCCGAACTGAGATGCCGGATGGAACCACACCTCGCCATCAACGAGGTCGAGGGCCTGGGAATCTGGTACAACTGCGCCTACACCGCCCCGGAAGCCAACTCGATCGGCCTGGAGTGGGCGCGCCGGCTGTCCGACCGGGGAACCCTGCCCATCTACCAGAGACAGGATCCCTCCAGGTACGAGCCCGGAAAACTCACCCCGCGCCTCGGATGGCTCACTACCTCAACCACCAGAAACCAGATCTTCACGACGATGCGGCAGGTCGTCACCGAGAGCCGGTGCCGATTGTGGTCACTTGACACGCTGAGGGAGTGTACGACACTTTGGGAGGGCAAGGAGGGCGACAACCGGGGCAAGATCGAGGCCAGACCGAACTGCAAGGACGACGGGGTCATGGCCTGGGGAATCGCCCTGCGGATGCTGCCCCAGCTCGAGGACGAGGGTGAAGACCGGATCGTGGAGGATGAGGGTGGACCGTCCGAGGCCGCACGCGCACTCCTCGCGCAATTCGCAGCCAAAAGCCGCAACGGCAGACTGCCACCGCTCAACTACCAGCGAAAACACGTCGTCGCCCGGAGCCCAACGAGAGAGGGCCTGACCTGATGCCGACCTACAACTACCACTGCGCGGACTGCACCCAGGACTGGAAGGACGCCAAGTCGATCGACTCGCGCTACGAGGTCTACTGCCCGAACTGCGAACGGTACGCCGGAGGAGGAAGCGGAGGCAAGGGAATCTCCATCCTCATCAAGCGAGCCCCCAGCGTCATCTCCGACAACCTCGTGCCGAGCGGAGATCGCGTCGCCATCCCAAGTCTCGGCCGTACCGCGTCCGCCAGAACCAGGGCCGAGCTGAGGGAAATGCAGGAACGCATCCCCGAAAGCCTCTGGAAGAGGACGGAAGGCGAACACCAGGTCAAGGTCCCCGTCCTGAACGAGAAGACCGGACGGTACGAGGTCGAGACCAGGACCGTACAGCGCGAGGGCATCGAGATCGACGTCCCCCACACGCTGGAAAAGGGCGAGGAGCCCGCGGGGGAAAGTGACGGATGATCGCCCCACCGCTTCTGACGCACTCCAACATCGTCGACGCCAGGGGAAAGGAACACAAGCCCCTGAAACGACACGAGCCGACCAGGAAGGTCCGGCGGATCCAGGAACTGCGCGACGAAGCGATCCGGTGGCGAGACGGACGGATGCAGATGCAGGGACGGTGGCTGTCACATCGGTCCTGGTATCTCGCCACCGGGAACAGCGGCGGACTCATGCGCCAGCGCAGCTACATCAACCACATCTACGAGAAGGTCGAATCCCTCGGCGCCGCACTCGCCGACGCCCCGCCGACCTTCCACTACCGGCCCCCAACCAAATCCAGGGTCCGCCTCGCCAACCACCTGAACCGATCCGTACCCACCATCTGGCAGAGAGAGCGCGGGCCGGCCAAGTACCGGGGGACCGTCAAGAAGTGTCTCATCTACGGCACGGACTACTGGTACATCGGTCACGAACTCTCCGGCCCGAACCGGATGCCGCGCGTGACCATCGACGAGATCCCGGCGTGGAGAGTCTTCCCCGCTCCCGGCTCCGTCGACCCGGAGACGGCGCCCTGGTTCTTCATCGCCGTCCCGCGAACGCGAGAGGAAATCTTCCGCGACTACCGCAAGAAGGTGGACCCGGACGAATTCCCTCAGGCCGAACTCGGCCACATCGAGGACGATCTGTCCGAAGTCGACAAGACCGCCCCCGTCTACGGATCCAGGCCCGACTCCATGGACACGACCACCACCTACGCCGGAGAGGTCCCGCTGCACCAGGGCAGCTTCCTCGGACACAACGGGAACCAGAAGGATATCGTCTGGCAGTGGATCCTGTTCGTGAACGACAATGCCGAAGAGAACGAATACTGGATCGAGAAGACCAAGGGCGGAGCGGACCTGGCCTGGGGACCAACGCTCAAGTACCCCAACGGTCGGATCATGTCCATCGCGGGCGACGTCGAACTGTTCGACCGGCACAACCCGTATCCCGATACCGGACTCGTCCGGTTCCGGGACGTGCCGCAGGACAACTTCTGGTTCGGACTCTCGGATATCCCCCCGCTGATCGAACTCCAGCGACTGCACGATGACATGATGGAGAACATCAGGCTCGTGCATCGATTCATGGCCAACTCCAGACTCATCATCGACAAGACCACGGGACTCCAGCCCGGAGAGATCGGGAACGATCCGGATGAAATCTGGTGGACCCAGAACGCGACGCACGACCGCGTGCGCATCCAGGAAGGCATCGTCCCCAGGGCCGAGTTCTACGGACACCTGTCATTCCTGGAAGCCAAGTTCGATCTGCTCTCCGGCCACACCGACGCCCTGCGCGGCATGAACCCGCCCAACGTCCAGGCCGCCAGACACTTCGGACAACTCCAGAGAGCCGCGGCCACCCGCGTGCGTGGCCGCCTGAGGGACATGGAGGACTCGCTGGTGGAAGCCGGCCGCATGATCGCCCGGAGAGTACAGCAGTTCTACCCGTCGTACACGGAAGCCCGAGTGAACGACGACCGCTTCGAGTCACTGGAACTGTCCCAGGAGGACCGGGAGGGCGACTTCGATATCGAGGTCTCCCTCATCGCCAACCTGGACGAGATGAGGGCCGCGGAGTTCCAGCAACTGCTCGTCCTGCACAAGATGGGCGTGGTGAGCGACGAGCGGCTGATCGAGGACTCCGGACTGTCGTCCTCGCAGACACTCCTCGCCGAACTCCCCGAGGTGCGCCAGCAGAGACAGATGCAGATGATGGCGATGGCCGCGCAGCAGAACGCCGAGGAGCAGGGTGGAATGGACGCGAGCGATGCCGCACAGTCGTCCAGCAATACACAGCGAAACGTCGCACGAGCGACGAAAGGTGGTCGAAAGTGAACCGGATCCGATGGACCGTCGCCGCACTCGTGGCGCTGGTGCTTCTCACCGCGTCGTTCCCCACGACCGAGAAATCCAAGGGGTTGGCGAAGGAGTACGCCGTCGTTTCCGGTGCCGGACAGGTGATCGGACCGAGAGGACCGATCCCGGCGGGATGGACGTTCCTCTCGATCGGCGAAGTCGGCGGCGGAAGCACGCCGACCGTGTTCGAGATCGGAAGCGACGACATGTTCAACTCCACGAGACTCGATACCTTCGAGCTGGGCAACGGAGTGGGCCTCAACGACCGATTCGGAGGAGAGATCGACTCCCTCAACGTCCTGACCCTCGGCTCCGGAGCCAGGTGGCATGTGGCGGTGACGAATTGACGAAGCGCATCCTTCCCGGTTTGCTGGCACTTCTCGCAGTCTGGACCATCAGCGTCGCGGGCGTGACGGGCGGCGGAGGAAGTCCGTCGGGCGACGGAGAACTCCTGCCAAAAGGGCTCAACGCCGACTACCCCTTCTCCGGAACCGTCGCCATCGTCATCGATGACGGCTTCAAGTACACCGCAGAGGCCATGTTCGACACCGTCGCCGCGCTCAACGAGGAGTTCGGACTCGCCGGAACCGAAGCCGAAATGCGATACACCGTCGGGATCAACCTCCGTGACGGGAACGGACTCGACGGATGGAACGGCAACCCGGCCGCCGCCAACCGGCTGACCGAGAGCCAGGTCACCATGCTCGACCGTACCGGCCACGAAATCGCGCTCCACGGATACGGGACCGGTGTCATCGACCCGTTCGGCGGAGTCAACCCCTACGAGGTAAGAGGCGCGTTCTCCAACTCCACCGCCTACGATTCCTCGGCCACCGACATGATCGTGGACGGGTACAAGGCGCTCGTCGATACCATCGGGGTCCACGTCTACGGCCACGTCATGAACGCCCACGTCCTCGACGGGTTCGCGTCCTTCGTGCAGGGCAAGTACTTCCGCTGGGTCCGCTCGGGCTCCGTCGTCCAGTACGACGGAAGTTCGGCCTCCTTCCCCGACGCGATCTCCGGCGAGCCAGGGAACCTCGCCGACGGTCGCATCCTCGTGTTCAACAAGACCAACCTCGACCACATGGGGACCTGGTGGTCCAACGCCGAGGCAATGGGCTCCACTACCCTGTCCACCCAGTCGCTCTACCTCCCATGGTATCCACTGAACCGGATGTGGATCGGCCACCAGAACCCGCCGACCAACGGATCCGGACAGGCGACCGAAAACGTGGCCGACCACAAGCGGATGATCCACTGGGCCGCCGAGTCCAACGGATTCATGCTCATCACCTGGCACGACATGAACGTTGATCCACCGGGCGCGGGGACCACGCAGAACCTCGGGGGCATGGACGGCGTGGGCGAGGTCCTGAGATACGCCGCCGCCCTCTGCCGGAATACGCTGCTCAAGAACGACGGCCCCTATCTCCAGGTGCTCACCGCGAACGACGCCGTGAGCAAGCACGCGAACCTGCTGGCGTTCGCCGACGGACCCGTCAACGTGCCCGGAAACTGGAGACTCAAGGCCGGCGACAACAGCAACCCGGAGACCGGAGACTCCGACCTGGACGACGATGGGGACGATACCGACAACGAGGCCCCCTGGGGCTATCCGCACTCCATGATCCCCGCCTGGGCGGACTCGGGCTGGTCCTACATCGACGAGGCCGTGGTGGCCGCCACCGACGGTCTCCCCGGATACGAGGACTCGACGGGAGTCTTCCTGATCGACTCCAACAACGCCGCCGACGGCGGTGCCGACGACAACTTCTCGTCTCTCCTCCAGGTCTTCCCCGTCGCCCCCGGAAGCCGGGTTCGGATCTCCTGCTACGCGAGCGCGAACGAGCTGCCCGAAACCGGATCGGAGACGGATTCCCTCTCCGCTGCCCACATCAACATCCGCACCCGCCCCTACAGGTGGGCCAGGGACCAGACCGATACCACCCACGTCTGGACGCAGCAGCCGACGAGCGGCACGACCTCGGCCAGCCTGGAACCCGAACTCATCACGATCGCCGAGGAGAACCTCGACGCCGATCTCGCCACGACCGGATCCGCCGTTGCCTGGTCCGAGGGTCGAATCGCCCGCCGGTTCCACAGCGCCGACGGATGGACGAGTACTCGGACCGGGAACTTCCAGAACCTGACCTTCTACCACAACCGCGGCGTGGCAAACTTCAACCTCGATACGGGCATCCGGTGGAAAGAGTTCGTCTACGAGACGATCGTTCCCTGGGACACGCACCAGCTCAAGGTCCAGTTCGAGCCGCTCGGGTGGACGGATGCCACGTCCGACACGCTGTGCATCACGGGGATCAATCTCCAGGTTCTGACGCGCTAGGAGGACGACTGGTGGTTGACGCGAACGGGGCCGTAGGGGTATAGAAACCCCAGGGAGGCAGCGATGGATGACGTGCAGATGGGAATGGGCGCCGCTCAGAGCCGCCCGGAGACTCCGGCGCCCCAGCAGCCGGGAGAGCTTCTGTCGCTGAATCTCGCCATGTGGCAGGCGATGCACGCCTGGTCGGGCGAGGAACTGAAGCGCGCAGCGGGCGAGAAGCCGGATCCGCTTGTCATCGTCACCAACCGGAAGATCGTCCAGGACGCGCAGAACCTGCTGGCGCGCGCCGCCGCTACCGGCCGTGCGCGAGCACAGGCACCACAGCAGCCACGGACCCGTGGAGTCGAAACCACCGGCTCGCAGGATGCTGTCACCGGCCAGCCCTTCGGGAATCCGATGGGCGGCGGAAAGGAAGTCAGCTTTGAGCGATAGCGAGATCGCAGCGAAGGCCGCCCGTCTCGAAGACGAGAACCCGGAGCACGATCCGTCCGAAGACGAATCGACCACCGATGGTCCGACGAGCCAAGAAGCCGCCGACAACGGCGCCGATACCGGGCTGGTGGACATCCGCGGTCGCCTGTACGACGTCGACAAGCTGCTCAAGTCGACCGTCCGCGAAGCGGACTACCGGCAGACGAAGCAGGAGAGAGACGAGCTGCGGGACACCGTGGCTTCGCTCACCGAGCGGATGGAAGACCTTCTCGACCAGGTCGAGCAGCGCGAAGCCGCGCCCGCCCAGGAAGAGGAGGAGTACGACGATCCCCTCATGGCACGAGTCGCCGGTCTGGAAAAGCTGGTGAAACCACTCGTTCACAAGCTCCAGGCGGACAGTGAAGCGCAGGCGCAGAGCGTTCAGCAGGAGCGGGAAATGGCCCAGCTGAACCGGGAGATCGAGTCACTGGGCGGAGAACCCTTCTACGACAAGACGGCCATCCTGGACGTCATGGTCGAGCGCGGCCTGGGGCTTGGGCAGGCGGACATCGCCTACAAGTTCCTGGCCGGCGAGAAGCGGGGATTCCTCGCGGCAGAGACCGCGATCAAGAAGAGGGGTGGGGACAAGCCTCCGGTGGTGCCGAAGTCGCGCACTCCGGGATACGGCTCGCCGGGTTCGCCGGAGACGGCGCCCGAACCGCCCCAGGACTGGGATGAGGCCGCGGCTGCCGCCGCGAACGATCCCACCCGACCCGGCCTGCGGTAGATCGTTCGCCGAGGAGCCTCGCTAGGAGGCAATCTTGCTGAACAACATCCTGGACGAGCCGGAATGGGCGACCAAACGGTACTTCGCCCCTCTGGTCCCCGACCAGGTCTTCAATTCGAACACCACCACCGCCATCCTGCGCAAGAGCGCACGGATGGTGAACGGCGGACGGCAGCTGTACCTGCCCTCGCTGTACGCGAGAACGCAGGGCGGCGGATGGATTTCCAAGGCCGGCGGCTACTCCGCGCCCACGACCGAACAGTTCGGGGCCGGACGTCTGAACTGGAAGATCCTCCAGGAGCCGGTCGTCTTCCTCGTCGCGGACCTGTTGGAGAACTCCGGATCGGAGACGCAGCGGTTCGACATCGTGAAGCAGAAGAACATGGCGTCCGCCCGCACGATGGGCGACGACTTCGGCAACGCGCTGTGGTCGCTCGACTACACCAACTCCGACGCCATCGACTCGCTCGATCGAGCGATTTCCAACCAGACCGCGACCGGAAACGAGACGGGATACGGTACTCCGTCCTACGCGGAGATCACCCGTGCCGCGACCGGTGACACGGCGGTCTGGAACGCGAACGTCGACGACGCGACCACGTCCCTGACGACGGGGGCGCTCCACGACATGTGGAACGACTGTTCGGAAGGTACCGATCAGCCGACGATGCTCGCTTCCAACAACAAGGCCCAGCGGCTCTACTACGAGCAGCTGACGCCGATCCAGCGCCAGGGTACCGAGGTCAAGGTGGGCCGCGGTGGCTTCCGGGCGCTGATGTTCAACGACGCTCCGTGGATCATCGACTCGCACATCGCGTCGGCCGACCGCGGCGTGCAGGGTCTCGGTTCGTCCCTGGAGTACATCTACTTCCTGAACACGAACTTCATCGAGATCATGGCGCACCCGGAGGCGTTCTTCGCGTTCATGGGCGTCAAGGAGCCGATCGACCAGTGGTCTTCGATCGGTCGGTTCTTCTTCATGGGGAACGTGGCCTGCCTCGCTCCGAGGTTCCAGGGCAAGTTCTCCGCCATCACCAAGTAGGGAGGTAGCCATGTCTCGCGCTCTTGCGCAGTCTCTCGGCGCCGTCTCTACGTCGGCGAAGCACGAAATCGGACATGTGATCGAGCAGTTCATCACGCACGCGGGCAAGCGGTATCTGAACAAGTACCGCTACTGCAAGGCGGGCGAGGCCATCACGGCCGGCGTCTACTGCGAGATGGATGGCACGACTCCCTGGGAGGTCGTCGAGGGACTGACGTCGACCAGGGCCAATCAGCTCGGGGTGGGCGTGGCCCAGGCGGAACTCGCGGACGGCGAGTACGGCTGGTTCCTGACCGAAGGCGTGGAGGCGCAGGGCACCTACGCGGTGGCCTCTCTTTCCGACCTTCGGGCGAATGCGACCACGGGCGCCATGACGGCCGAAACCCATGCTCAGAACGCCCTGAACGTGGGCATCGTGACGATCGACGACGTGGCCATTCTGCATCCTCCGGGTCAGATCGGGTTCGCGTCCGACGCCTAGTCTCACCGAGGGGGGCGGGTTCGCCCGTCCCCTTCCTTTCCATCGAGGAGTCTCATGGCTCTCGCTGTCACGTCTGAGAAAATTTCGGTGTTCGGCGATCTGCGGTTCTCGACGGGTACCATCGCGTTCGATACCAGCTACCCGACCGGCGGCGAGCCGATCGTGCCCGCGGACGTGAAGATGTCGAAGCTGCTCGTTCTCCTGGTGGAATCGAACGACGGATACGTCTTCACCTGGGACGACACCAACGACACGCTGATCGCGTACCACGGCAACTACGACCCCGGCTCCGCGGACGGACCGCTCATCGAGGTCGGGAACACGTCGAACCTGTCCGGGATCACCGACGCGCGCTACATCGCCTTCGGCTGGTAGTCGTGCCATCGTGCGGGGCGCCGGACGCGGTATCGATCGTCTCCCAGGGGCCCCTCTCGGGGCTTCCCGGGATGGTCATACCGATCCGCGCCTCGTTCACGGTGGACAGTCCCTCGTGCGATCACGCAATTCAGTGGCGGGACGTCACGCGGTCCGTCACGTTCGATGTCCAGGGGCCAGTCTCTCCCGGCACGATCTACGCGGGAGACTACACCTGCCCGTCCACTCCCGGCGTGTACGAGATCGACGTCGTGGTCGACTACTACGAGGGAGGATACGGGAACTTCGGCGAGCCGGTCCACTTCGGCTACCTTGGGTCGCCCCGTATCAAGGTGCGCGTGTGGAATCCGCTCGAGACGCCCGACGCGACCTTCACCGAGCAGCAGAAGGCCGCCGACTCGTGGACGGAGCAGCAGAAGGCGACCGACTCGTGGACGGAGCAGCAGAAGACGTCCGATTCGTTCTCCGAGCAGCAGAAGACGTCCGATTCCTGGGACGAGGAACCGTGAGGTAGCGACGAATGGGCGACCCCTACGTCTGGACCGGAACCGCCGCGCTCTCCGCGCTGCGTCGCAGCATCGGCGATCCGGACCCCGGCGGAAACTACACGCCGCGGTGGAGCGATGCGGAACTTGTCGACTACCTGAACCGGGCCCAGCTCCACGTCGCGCTGGAGTGCGAGGTCTCGCTGAAAGCCGTCTGGTCGACGGATCTCGTCGACGGACAGCGGGAATACAAGCTGCCCCCCAACTTCTTCAAGTCGACCGGGGTCGACTACGTTGCCGTGTCGCGGAGCGACGTGCGCCCGCTGACCCACCTGACCTGGCAGGAGTACCGGGACCGCTTCCTCAGCAACGAGGACGCCGAGGGCGAACCGTGCTGGTACCACTTCTGGCGGAAGACGGGAGACGATCCGACCACGACGCAGCCGCCGTCCATCTACATCTTCCCGACACCGGGGACCAACGAGGACGGGAACGCGATCGAGGTGCATGGCTTCAAGCATCCGGACGCGATCTCGTCGGGGGACCTGGCGCCGGTCCTGGAACTGGAGGCCCCCTACGTCGAGGCCGCGCTGACCTATGCCTCGATGCTGGTGGCACAGGACGACAGCGACCACTCCTCGGAGGACCGACGGGAGCGGCGTTTTCTGCGGCAGGTGGACCGGATCCGGCAGTCGCTGGCGCTGACGGAGAACTCGTCGGTGTCCCACATCAGGGCTCGTGGCTCGAGGCACCGGCGGGTGGGCCGGGACGGCGGCGAGCGATACTGGACTCCCTGGGGGTAGCGGATGCGAAACATCATGCTGGCCCCCCCCCTGCGCGGCCTGTCTCTGGTGCGGCACCCCAGCCGCATCGGGACCGACAAGATGGTCCAGGGAGCCAACTGCGATGTACAACCGACGACGGTGAAGGCGCGCCGCGGGAAGCGCGCGACGGGCGCGGCCTCGATCACGGGCTCGTCCGCGGCCGGCCAGATGCTCAAGCGGTTCTACAACCTCGCCACGTCCGGGACGATCGCCCGCAAGTTCATCGCGGCGGTGTCCACGACCACGCCGCTGTACGTCGCGGACGACGACTGGAACGACGACACGCCGACGCTGATCTCCGGATGGACGGCGCTGGATCTGCCGAACGCCGGCGACAACACGCTGTACGAGGAAGGGTACGGGGCCGGCCCGATCACGTTCGGCGCGAGCGCGAAGATGCGGTGGTCGGTCTCGAGCAAGTCCTGGCTGTACGTCTGCGTGGAGTCGATCGCGGCTGACGATGCGAGCGACAAGGCGAACGTCCCGCTGCGGACCCAGGGGGAAGCGGATGCGGTCTACCTCCACGGACTGGTGCCGCCCAGTTCGCTGCTCCAGGAAGACATCTCCGGGGTCAACGAGATTCCTGCGGCGTCGGACTGGATCAACTTCGAGATCGACTCCAGCACACCAGGGGTCACCGGACCGGGCTGCATCAGGGTCCACACGGACGGAACCATTCACGCGGCCTACACCGTTTCCGGGGATTTGATTCACGCCACAAGTTCCGACGGCGGCGAGACGTGGACGACGACCAATGTGAACGGCATTCTTTTCCCGGGTCCCGACGTGGCCGAGGGGTACGGCGTCATGAGTATGGACATCGACGCCAGCGGATTCGTTCACCTGGCGTACAATGTCGCTGTCGGCGACGGAAGCGGAATCTGGTACGCCACGAATCGAAGCGGATCGTTCCAGATCACCGGCGATGCCGTCCCGTCGGTGGTTACGGGAACGGTCTCGATCTCGGTCGATCCGTCCAACGCTCCGCACATCGTGTTTTGGGATGCCAACGGGGATGGGGTCTGGCACTCGAACAGGTCTCCGTCGGGAACGTGGAGTTCTCCCACTCAGATCGACGGCCAGTTCGGCACCAACAAGATCCACGTTTCCACGGCCTTCGACTCCACGGGTCGACTTCATCTTGCCTATTCGGAGGACGGAAACACAGACAGCGTGTGGTACGCGGTGAGAGA